TCTATTTTTTGGAACTATATCTCTTGAAATATAATTTTCACACCATATTCTAGCCTGAGAAATCATTGCAGTAATTAAATTATCGTCTGCGCTTGTGTCAATACGAACGTAGTCTTTAACATTTTGAGCCGTTAATATTTCATTCCCGGTAGTTGCGTTTATTTTAATTTGCCTCATCTGATTTGATTTCTTTATATTCAACCTTTAGTTCTTTTGTTTCAAACTTTTGCTTTTCTTTCTTTTTAGATATTTTAGATCCTAAACCTTTTTTAATCCAGTTATCAGCAGTTTTTGCGTCTAAATCTATAACATCGCCCTCATTGTAACGCTTGTCTCCTTTTAATATGGATTGTTTGATTTTTAGTTTCATATTATGAATATTTTTGTAAAGATAAAAAAAAAGCGCCACATTAGTTTGTGACGCCTTTTCGTTGGAAAACAAAATTGAAAACATTTAAAGTTCTGCAAAGTTATTAAAATATTTTGAATATTTAGACGATGTTAATTCAAATGATTTTCGTTTGCCGTCATTTTTTAAAATAAAGAATCCGTCTTTGTCTCTGTAATAAATAGCAAAAAAATCTACGTCTTTTTTACTGTATGAATTTTTCTTTGTATCTCTTAAAAAAACTCTTGTTCTATTTTTGTGATTGTGAACTGATTTTATTTGTACTTTAAACAACCCTTTAGGCGTTTCAATTATGCAGTCATATCTTGAGGTATGCAGTAAAGGAAAAGAAACATAAAAGCCTTGTTCCATTGCAGTAGTTGCAAACTTATATTCAGCTAAACATCCGATTTGACTGCTATCCATATTTGTAAAGATAACAAAATAAAAAAACCCACGTTTTTAACGTAGGTTAGTAGTCATTAGAAAGCATTTAGGCGCATCTTACACTAAGCGTTGTAAGCAATTAATCCCCTTTAAAATACCGCTTATTTGTTATCATTCTTTTACTAGCGTCATTTTCTATAACAACTTTCCTGTGTCTTATGTCAGGTTTTCTAATTAAACGGTATTTATTTCCCAATGTAAGGAATTGGCTTTCTGAACCGCCTACATATTCAATAAAATCATTTCTATCTAATTCGGGACTTAATTGTTCACGAAGATGCCTAAAATTAGATAAATTTAATTGCTTATGATAGGCTTCTATAATGTCCAAGGCTTTATTATATTCTTCTCGTGTAATCATTTGTTTTATGTTTTTAAGTTCGCAACTAAAATTTATCAATACCGTTACCTATTGGATGCGTTTAAACAACTGAAACAACAATAGTGTTTGCCTAAAGAAACATCAACACCGCACTCCATACATTCGCTCTTTTCCTCCAAAGAATCTAAATGCTCGTTTAATTCGTGGTCAACTATACACATAACTTCTTTTTTTCTAGGTTATTAATTTCTCTTTCTAAACAAGTAATCGCCTTTTCTAAATCCTCAATCTCTGTCTCTTGGCTTTTTACTCCGGCCCTTACAATGTATTTAACGGCGTTCCCTCTAGCAAAGGATAAATTGTAATCGTTTGCAATATCTATGACGTCATAGTTTGCGCCATTGTCGTAGTGTTTTGGCTTACTCATTATACGTTAAAAATTAATCCGGTTAATAATCTGACGATGAAATAGCTAGGCGCTAAAATCAATACTAATGTTTGTAGTTTTTTCATTTCTGTTTTGTTTTAAATGGGAGGTTTTTACGCCTCCCTATTATATTAATGTTCTTTTACTCTAAATGCTTTGTGAAAGTGAGTTTTTAAAACCACTAGATAGGTTACTTGATATTGCTATACTCACACACTCCATAATAGATATATCAAAGTTGGTATATATAACATATGCTAATTGCATTTCTACTTTAGACATTGTTACTGTTAATAAATTTTGTGCTTCTTTTGAAAATTCTAAATAATTCATAATTGTTTGTCTTAACGTGGTAGTTTGTTTCCCACCCTCCAAAGATAAAACCTTTTTTGGAATTAAAAAAATATTTTCACTTTTATTTAAAGTTTTTTTTCATTTTATTTATAAACCCTTGTAAATTAAGGGCATAAAAAAAGACCTAGAAATTAATCTAGGCCTTTCAAAATATATTATTTTAGTTATTATGGAGTCTCTAATGCTGCGATTGCAGTTGAGAAAGTTCCATTTACAAACGCATTTGGTAAGTAGTTTGTTAAAGCAACTCTTTCGCTTACTCTAACAGTTACAAATCCATCTCTTACGTTAGTTCCATCTTCTCTAAAGAATTCAACGTTCACACCTTGTCTAACCCATAACTGAGTACCAATACCGAAGTTTCCGATTAAGAAAGTTCCCGCAGTGATAGCAGTGTTCTGAATTACTTTAACTCCTGAAAAAGAAGGTTGTAATCCGTTATAAACTTGGTCTTTTAAGTATTTGTTAGTTGAATCTTTTAACAATAAGATTTTGTTAAAGTCAGTAGGATTTAACATAATACAGTCAGCGCTATAATTCAATAATGATAATTGATTTAATGCAGCAACGATAACGTCAAACTCATTTGCAGACTCAACAGACTGATAAAATGCACCACTTGCAGATACATCAAAGTCAGCTGCATCAGTAATGATACCGCTTAAATTAGCACCAGTTCCGTCTCCGCTTAATATTTGAGCATCTTCCACTTCTAAAAGTTTCTCAGGCGCTCTTGCAGAAAGGTACGACGTTAATTGAGGCGTATCAGCTAACATTTCCTCAGAAATACGGAAGTAAGTTCCGATTTTTCTTACGTTAGCATCAGCCGCAGTCATATCAAAGTCAGACTGTCCTAAAGTTGCACCTTCAGCAGTTGCAGCAGCGCCATTAGAATATCCTGATTCTTTTACATATCTTACAACATCAGATTGAGTTGAACCGGTAGCTAGTAATTGTCTAACGTGAACTGGTCTCGTTGGATCAAACTTATAACCCGGTACTCTGTCCGCCGGAATTACCTCTCCGGTAAAATCAGCTGCAACAGTCATATCAGCTTTTAATTCAAATGATGCGCTTCTTGAATTACCTTTTGCAATTCCATCAACCGCTCCATTATCTAACGCCTCTTTTAAAGCACTTTTAAAAGTTACTTTCTTTTGGCTATTGAATTGTTTTTTGTTTGCTACTTCCATAGCGTCTAAACGCTCGTTTAATTTAGTAGCCATTCCGCTTACTTCTGATTTTACAATCTCGTTAGCTTTTTCAACAACGTTGTTTACAACGTCTGAATTAGATTTTTCAATCTTTGCGTCAATAGACTTGCTTATTCCGTCTAATTGACCTTTTAGTTCTTCGTTCATTTTTTTATGAATTTAATGAATTTAATAAATAATTATACACTTCGGAATCATTGCTTTTTACTTCAACATTCGGCGAAGTGATAATTTCTGTCGGCTTCGTGAACTCAATAAATAATGATTTTAATTTTAATACTTCTGCTTCAATAGCGTAACCCATCTCGTCTGAAATTTCGCCTTTGCGCAATAGTTTAGAAAGGCTATCGTATCGCTTAGAAACTTTTTCTAAATCTACGTTCCCTTTTACATCTAATATTTTAGCTTGGTCATTAGCTGCCAAAGTAACGGCGCTAATTTCATATAGTTTAACCTCGTTGATTTCTCTATAATCTCCCTTGTCTTGCTTTTGGATTGGCAATATACCTACACTATTTTCGGTTATTACTCCGCTTTTCATCAACTCAACAACATCTTTCCCTAGTTGCGTTTTAGCAATCTCTGCAACAAAAACTAAACCTTTGTCATCCTCATAAAGTTCAGTCATTTTACCGATTGGTTGATTCATATCGTGTTGATATAAATATTTAACCCTAGAGCCATTCTCGGCGATTGTCTTTTTGTATGCGCCTTTCATAATTATATCAGAATCAGAATCTTTGTTTCCAAAGAATGATCCGTAACCTTTTATGATTCCGGCTTTTTCATCCGCATCGATTAACTCTCCAACCGGAGCCGCTTTATAAAGAATTGTATTCATATAGAAAAATTTTTGTAAATATACGATTTTTAAATTTTTTGATTTGCACCAAATGAAACACCAAAACCAATGTCGGATATTTCTCCGGTCGCTTGTGCGTTTTCTTTTGGAAATGGCGCTATTGAACAACGGCAATTAATTACCTCTTTAGCCGATCCGCTTGGGTCTCCCGGATACATCATTAAATCACCTCCAACCATAAATGGCTCATTTTGAGGAACTGGCTCACTTGCACCGGCTTCGGCGTGAGTAGACCTTGTTCTGTCATCAAAAGATGCAACCCATTCTTTCATCATATCGGCCGCCGGAAATACTGTATTTGCAGATTTTAAAGTTGCAAAGTTTGCTGCATTTGTTGCCTCTGTTCTAACTAATCGCTCCGCTTGAAACGCCGAATACCTATTGAATTGGCTTCTTAAAATTCTAGTCTTTTCGGCAATACCTAGATTTTGAAAATCTAAATCAGTCATTAAATTTTGCGTAACCTTTACAAGTGTTGCCTTTGCCGTCCCACTAACTAAAGTAACCCTTTCAGCGCCTACGGCAGAGCCATAAGACGCAAAAGAATTTTGCCATTCATCAACGTATTGATTCGGATTAACTCCCTTTTTTATGTATTTATCGAAGTTTCTTGCATACCATTTCGCAAATTGCAAACCAATATCAGAATATAAATCACGATAAATTTTAATTAGTTCACTTGTATTAAATAAAAGTTGAAATGATGTTTGACCGCTAGACAAAAAAGATTCTGCTCCTTTATAGTATTGGTTTTTATAGTATCGCCTTACTTTAGAGGATTGCCTTTTTTCGGCCTTGTCCAATTCCTTTTCAAAAGCCTTTTGCCATTTGTCTTTGTCTAACCTCAATTAGTCGTCTTTTAATTTGTTTACTTCCCTTATTGCCCAATCAACTCCGGCAGTTCCACCCCATAAGTTCCAAGCTACATATCCGTTGTCCTTCCAGGGCTCTCCCTTATATCTAGGATCTATCTTTGCGTTTTCTCTGTGGCGATTAAATTGCGCCATTCTTTTAACAACATCTAAAGAAATATTTTCTCTGTTTGCGAGTTGCGATGCTCTACGCCAACCGACTTCAGTTCCCGCAGTAACAACATCACGCCCATACTTATCACGCCATTCAATCATCCTTTTAGCGTTATTAGTCGCAGATTGAGGATAATTATTATAGGTTTCTGCCTTAATTATTTCGTTTTTTTTTTGACCTAAAAACTTGTTTACGTCTAAATCTATTGGCTCAATAGGTAAATCAATATCACTTGGATTTGTTGGAATTAAATTAGCCGGTATAAAGTAATCGTCTAATTGAGTATTTTCTTCATCCTTTCCGTAGTTCATTGCAGAACGCTTTTCATTTGGCGTAATCCACCACGCTTTAGATAACTGATTTACAATCTTTTCAGTTTCCTCTTGCATCTCAGGTATTACAGAAAAATCAAACTCAATACAAAGTTTGTCGCCATATTTAGGCGCTAACCATCTATTTAATTCGTCTTTAATTTTTACAAGTTCCGGGATAACTGCGTTTTGATACAATGCTTTTTTAGCCTCTTTCATATTGTTATAAGAGGATGAATCAGTATTGTTTAGTAATTGTACCGGCACATTGTAAATATTACACAAATCTTTTATTGAGGCGTTGTATTGCGCTATCAAAGAAACATCAGAGGCATTTAATCCAAAATTAACCCAAGACATTTTGTTTGGAGTTATAATAATATCTCCGGCATTGTCAGAGCCTTGATGCTGACGTCTAAATTTATCTTTTAATTGTTGCGCTTGTACCTCGTTAATGTCGCCCATCTCAGAAGTTAAT